GTATAGGCCCAGCGTTTGAAGGATGGCCCTCCTGATAACACAGCTGACTACCCTAATACAATGAGCCTCTTTTAATGTGGATATGTAGTGTCTAAATCTCACGCCATATCTATAAAGGAGAATTATTATGGCTATTGGAACCGCTGGTGGTGGTTTTGACGGGAACTTTTCCCCGATTATCTACTCCAAACAAGCACAGATCGCACTGCGTCGCTCTGCTGTTACTAACGCAATCACCAACAACTCTTACTTCGGTGAGATTGCAAACCAAGGCGACACTGTTCGCATTCAAAAAGAGCCAGACGTAACAGTCAACTCTTTGCAGCGTCACACAGGTATCTCAGTAGAGAAGCTTGATGACTCTGACTTCTCGCTCACCATTGACCAAGCTAACTACTTTGCTTTCAAAATGGATGACATTGAAGAGCAGTTTGCAAACGTAGACTTCACATCTTTGGCTGCTGATCGTGCTGCCTATAAGATGGCTGATGCTATGGACACAGACGTACTGTCGTACCTCTCAGGTCACACAACTGCAGGCGCTTTCATCACCACAACATCTGGTGACGCACAGGGTACTGCTGGTTTGACTGGTGAGTTGTTCACTGCAAACCACTTGGACGCAACTGACTTCGGTAACTTGACCATCTCTGGTTCAGCTACTGCAGGTGATTCCGTACCATTGGCACCACGTTTGCCAGGCGCAACAGCCCTGTCAGCTACAACTGTTTCCCCTTTGACTGTACTTGCACGTATGGCTCGTAAGATGGACACACAGAATGTAGACGCACGTGGTCGTTGGGTTGTCCTTGACCCGGTATTTGTAGAGATGCTCAAAGACGAAGATTCACGTATGTTGAATGGTGACTTCGGTGGTTCAGGTCTGCAAAACGGTCTGGTGTTGAACAACATTCACGGCTTCCGTGTTTATGTGTCCAACGCATTGCCTGCTAAAGGCACTGGTGCTGGTACTTCTGGTACAACTGCACAAGACGCTAACTACGGTGTTATTGTAGCTGGTCAGGACGATGCTGTTGCTTCTGCTGAGCAGATCAACAAAGTTGAGAACTACCGTGACCCAGATAGCTTTGCTGACATTGTTCGTGGTATGCATCTCTATGGTCGCAAGATTCTGCGTCCAGAGGCACTTATCACAGCACGTTACAACGCTGCCTAAATCACTTAGTCTGTCGGGCTGGTCTCTTACGAGGCTGGCCCTTCGGCACACTTATCATTAGGATGTCTCTATGGCTAACTTTGTATCTTTAGTTAATCAAGCATTACGCCGTGTCAATGAAGTTGAACTTGACATTGGTGGTGATGGCTTTAGTGATGCTCGTAACTTACAGGCATTAGCTAAGGACGGAATTAACTCTGCTATACGTGAGTTACTGCAGAATAGTCAAGAGTGGCCTTTTACACTTACAACATATACGCAAACCCTTACCCCTGGTATAGGTGTGTATGACTTTGCCTCAGATGCTTCTAAGATTGACTGGGACACTATCTACCTTAAGCGTTTATCTTCTAAGGGTAATACACCTGCTAGATTATCTGTGATTACTTATGAGGACTACATTCGTAAGTACCGCTCAGGTGAAGATGTTAGTGGTGTAGATGGGTATAGTATACCTAACATTGCTTACCAGACGCAGGACATGAAGTTTGGTATTACACCGCTACCCGATGATGCCTATGAGCTAGAGTATCGCTACTGGTCATACCCTAGTGACCTAATCTCTTATAACGATGAGTGCATAGTACCTGACCGCTTTAATACCGTGATAGTTGATGGTGCGGTTATGTATCTCATGCGCTTCCGTGCCAATGAACAGAGTGCTGCATTACACCAGCAGAAGTTTGAGGATGGTATGGATAACATGCGCCGCCTACTTCTTGACTTACCTTTATATGTCAGATCCTCTGTAATATCAGGTAGATACTTCAACAAGCAGACTGGCACTAACTAATGGCTGATAACCTACGTACCTTTGCTACGCCTTGTATGGGTGGCTTGGTGGTTAACCAAGATCCGCTTACACAGGGTGGTCAGATGGCAGGTTCAGCACTGCGTCTTATCAACTATGAGCCTGCCTTGAATGGTGGGTATAGACGTATATCAGGTTATAAAAACTCTTATGGTGAGCTTACAGGATTAGCTAATAGCCCTGTGTTAGGCGTACATGTATCTGCTAATATTAATCAGGGCATCTTTGGTTGTCGTAAACCTTCTTCTGGTAATAACTACCTACACTGGTATAACCATTACTATGATGTTACATTAGCTTCAGGACAGGGTTCAGGCTTTGCAGTAGGTGAAACTGTAACAGGTGTAGTTAGCTCAAGTAATGACGAAGGTATAGCTGCTACAGGAACAGTTATCTCTAAAACTGCAAACGCTCTTGTAATTAATTTTGGCAAGCTACCTGATGCTATATTTGCTACAGGTAATGTTTTAACAGGTGGTACATCTACGGCTACAGGTACAGTACAGGCTACTCCTGTAGTAAAAGGATGGCAGGCTGTTACTAGCGTGGGTTCTCCTACTATGGTTGGTGTATCTAAGGTACGCTTTGAAAGCTTTAACTGGGGTACTCCTAAGTTTGCTATGGCTGATGGTATTAACCCTGCATCTACATGGGATGGTACTACATATGTTCAGCTTAACACGGGTCAAGCGCCCAGCGCACCCAGCCTAGTTGCAGCATTTAACAATCATTTATTTCTAGCTGGTGATCCTTCTGAGCCTTATAACCTTTACTTTAGCGCCCCAGTAAATGAGAATGACTGGACACCTGCTTCTGGTGCTGGAGTTATTAACGTAGGCTTTGAGGTTGTTCAGCTTAAGACATTCCGTAATGAGATGTATATCTTTGGGCGTAATAACATTAAACGCTTAGTGGGCAATAACATTGCTGACTTCACACTACAAACAGTTACTTCTAACCTTGGTTGTGTTGCCCCAGATAGTGTAGCAGAGTTTAACGGTGAGATACTCTTCTTAGCACCTGACGGTATTCGTCCTGTAACTGGTACTGACCGCATTGGTGATATTGAGTTAGCTACGCTGTCTAAGCCTATTCAGTCTATCTTTGAGGATTACACAGCTAACGAAGATCTTGCTACAATGACTACTGTAGTACTAAAAAAGAAGTCTCAGTTTCGTTTATTCTTTACTAATCAAGACTCCCTTGGTATCATTGGCGCTATAAGGCGTAGCGGTCAGGGTGGTGCAGGGTTTGAGTTTAGCCAGTTAGTAGGTGTATCAGTCAACTGTGCAGACAGTGGCTACATTGGTGATGAAGAGTTTGTGATACATGGAGATAGTGTTGGTTATGTTTTCCGTCAAGAAGTAGGTAATGACTTTGATGGCAGAGACATCTTTAGCTTGTTTCAGACACCCTTCTATTACATGGATGACCCCGCACTACGCAAGTCCTTCTATGATGTAGATACGTACATGCGTTCTGAGGGTGAAGTCTCTGTAGTTATGGCTGTTGAATATGACTACGGTGACCCTACAGTAGAGCTGAGTTCCGATTACTTTTTATCTACTGCAGGCGCTGCTGCATACTACGACAAAGCTACGTTTGACTCTACAGACATCTACGATGGTAACCCCTCTCCTGTAGAGCGTACTACTATTGCTGGTTCTGGTAAGTCTGTCTCTGTGCGTTACGTTGCAAGCAATACAAAACCTAGTCATACGATTCAGGCTATCACACTAACATACGGCCTACACGACAGGCGCTAGAAGAGGAATAAAACATGTCAGGCTATACACGCCAATCTGTTGCAGACATTGTACCTACCGCTGTAGTACGTGCAGCGCCTATCAACGCAGAGTACAACAAACTACGTGATGCTTTTGCACAGAGCGACACAGGTACTACAGGCCATAAGCATGACGGTACATCTGACGAGGGTTCATACGTACCTCTGATTGCTGACCTAGATGCCTTGAATAAGATACAGGTAAGCCAAGTAGATAATCGCTTTGGTGTATTTGTTGAAGTATCTAATGTATCTACTGAACAGCTACGTTTTCAGGATGGTCTTGTTGTACCTGTAGTAGATAACGATATTGACCTTGGTACTTCTTCCTTAGAGTATAAGAACCTCTACCTAGACGGTACAGCTTTCATTGATACAGTAAGTGTTGGTGATAATGACTACACCACTATTACAGACAATGAGTATGCTGTATCTGCTGGTAACCTGCTGTTTGACGTAGCTGGTAACATTAACTTAGATGCTGATGGCGGTGATGTAGCACTTAAAGATGCGGGTGTTACATTTGCTACCTTGACAAGTAACTCAGGTAACCTTACACTTAAGAGTGGGACAACTACTGCTGTAACATTCACAGGTGCTAACGCTGACCTTGCTGGTACTTTGGATGTAACAGGCAATGCTACGTTTGATAGTGACGCTACTATTGACGGTAACACTATTATCGGTGCTACTAATACGAACACTGTAGCGGTTAACGCTAAGATCACTACTGCTCTCGTACCTACAACTAACGGTATCAATGCACTTGGTGGTGCTGCTGCTTACTGGGGTGACAGCTACCTAAAGAGCGTTACCACTACAGGTAACGTGACTATCGGTGGTGACTTGACAGTTAACGGTGGTGCAGACTTTACTAACACTACACTAGACAACGTAACAGATCCGTCTACTGCACAACAGGCTGCAACAAAAAACTACGTTGATACAGCTATCAACAACCTTATTGCTGGCGCTCCCGCCACACTGGATACGCTAGACGAGATTGCTGCAGCTATCAATGACGATGACAATGTTTATACTACTCTAACAAACAGCATCGCAACTAAGCTGTCCCTATCAGGTGGCTCCATGACTGGTGCTATTGCTATGGGTGGCAATAAAGTAACAGGTGCTGGTGCGCCGACTACAGGTTCTGACCTCACTAATAAAACGTATGTAGATAGCATTCTAGGTTCAGCAACCGCCGCAGCAGATAGTGCAGCAGATGCACAGAAGCTTGCTATTAACCCAGAAGATAGTCAATATACTCTCTCTGACAGTGTGACAACAGGTTTCTCTGCTTTGCACTATTCAGAGAAAGCAGCAGATACTTATGCTAACCTACTTGCCCTTGCCAGTGTTGTAGGTGCTACTGTAGGTGACTACGGGTTTATCAACAACTCACCGACTTCCACGGCAGATTACGGAGCATTATAAATGTCAACTCAAATACAACGCCGTAGAGGCACAACATCAGAGCATTCTACCTTTACAGGTGCAGCTGGTGAAATTACTATTGATTCAACAAAGAATACAGTAGTCGTACATGATGGTGCCACACAGGGTGGTTTTCCTCTTGCTACAGAAGCAGGTGCTGCATCCACAGTAGGTGATCTCACAGATGTAACCATCACTTCTGTAGGTGCAGGAGAGATACTTAAGTACAGTGGCTCTGAGTGGGTAAACAACACTCTAGCAGAAGCGGGTATCCAGGCTTTTGATGCTACTATCGTAGTAGATGCTGATATTGGTGTTACTGTACAAGGTTATGATGCTAACTTACCAGCATGGCCTGCAAGTGTAGACGCTACAGAAGTAGGTTATCTCAACGGTGTCACCTCTGGCATTCAATCTCAACTAGATGTAAAAGCATCAACAGGAAAAGCCATTGCTATGGCTATCGTATTCGGTTAAAGGAGAAACTCAATGGCCGCACCAAACATCGTAAACGTCAGCACAATCACTGGCAAAACAGATCAGATTGCATTATCTAGTACATCTGCAACAGTACTGGTTTCTAATCCAGCTTCTTCTGGTAAAGTAGTTAAAGTAAACATGATTATAGTAGCAAACGTAGATGGGCTAAATGCCTGTGACGTTACTGTAGACTTGCATAGTGCAGCAGCAGGTGGCGGCACAGCCTTCTCTATTGTATCTACTGCATCTGTAGCTGCTGACTCTTCCCTTGTAGCACTAGACAAGAGTACCGCTATGTATTTAGAAGAGGATATGTCTCTCACTGTCACTGCTGGCACAGCAAACGACTTGGAAGTAATTGTTTCATACGAAGAGATCAGCTAATGCGGTTCATTGGTAACGCCCCTGTAGATGGTGAAGTTCGTGCTATCGCCTCTGGTGCGTTAGCCACTGGAGAAGCTGTTATCGTGAATAGCGATGGCACTGTTAGTGTTGTTAGCAGCACCATAGGCACCGCATCTATTTTTCAGGAAGCTAATTCTTTTTACATAGGTGCAGACTTTGATTCAAACTCAAACAAAGTTGTTGTTGCGTATGGTGTGGGGAGTGTAGGGAGTTGCGTAGTAGGCACAGTAAGCGGCACAAGCATTAGCTTTGGAACGCCTGTTGTCTTTGAATCATCTGTTGATACATACCACAATTCCGTTGTTTTTGATCCCTCAAACAACAAAGTTGTTGTAGCCTATGCTCCTGCCCAAAGCGGGTCATATTTTTACGGGACAGCTGTTGTCGGCACTGTTTCTGGCACGAGTATATCTTTTGGCACTGCTACTGTATTTCAAAGTGCAGCTTGTGAAGCTATTAATGCAGTATTTGATAGCAACTCAAATAAAGTTGTTATAGCTTATAGAGATTCACCAAGCGGCGACCACGGCAAAGCAGTCGTTGGCACTGTAAGTGGCACAAGCATTAGCTTTGGGACTCCAGCAGTATACAACGCAGGGAGAGTAGATTGGATAACCGCAGCATTTGATAGCAACTCAAATAAAGTTGTTATAGCTTATAGAGATGTTGCAAATTCTCTTTACGGCACAGCCATTGTAGGTACGGTCAGTGGTACGTCCATTAGTTTTGGCTCGGAAGTTGTTTTCAACACAGCGCAAGTAAGACATAATTCTTTAACATTTGATAGCAACTCAAATAAAGTTGTAATATCCTACCGAGATGAGGGCAATTCTAGCTATGGCACTGCTATAGTTGGAACTGTAAGTGGAACAAGCATTAGCTTTGGAACGCCTGTTGTCTTTGAATCAGCAGCCCTTGAGTACATAGGAAGTGCCTTTGATTCTTCAAGCAACACGGTTTTTCTTGCGTACAATGACGTTGGCAACTCTGACTATGGCACAGCTATTGTCGGCACTGTAAGTGGCACAAGCATTAGCTTTGGCACCCCTTTCGTTTTTGAATCTGGGGACACAAGGTATATTAATTCAGTTTATGACTCAAACTCAAATGTAATGGCTATAGTCTATGCTGACTCTGGTAACGCAGCCTACGGAACATCTGTTGTGGTTGACGTTGGTGGCGTTGATCGTCCACTCACCGCCGAGAACTTTGTAGGCTTTGCCAATAGCGGCTACGCTGACGGTCAATCCGCAGCACTTAACTCAACTTGCTCCGTGGA